GGGTACAGATGACACTGACTTCACGTACATATTTCTAGACATCACAAACAAATTTCTAGCTGAATGACTGCATCATAATCATTTCTATATCTCATAGTTCTATATGTTCAGAACAAGTCTAGGAGGTATACTCACCATGCTACCCTCATCTTACATCATACGTAGCCAACAGTAGTCAGGAGTAGCTACTAGTAACCGGCCCGGCCTCCCCTTGAGCATCGGAGATGTGACCACGAAGTGAAGATGCGACAGAATGAAACTTTCTTTAACTTTTTTAAACTTTCTTCTCTCAAACCCCTTGACAAACAGCAAAAGAATGATTATACTATCTGTATCTTTTTGATTTGCTTAGGTTGGTTGATAGGTAAGACAAGCCGGTTGGATAGGTGAACGTAGCCGGAAGGATAAGGAAAGGAAAGACCAGATGGGGTACAACCTTCTTTCAACTTGGTATCTCTCTGACATATTAGAAGAAAGCACAGCTTAGTTGTGAAATAGAGCCGAGCGCCGCCTGTTGCTAAGAACTAAGTCTGACTAACTAAGAAATTCTGACCATAAAGAAAGCCCCCGTACTACACCTGACCATGCTTTGCATAGTACTTGTTGTAGCCGGGGGCTTCTTGCGTCTAGTTTTCTTTCTTGTCTATAGCTAGTTGTCTTGGTTTACTTAGAAGATGTTTACTTGCTTCTTCTTTAGTCATCTTACCAAACATGACATCATACTTGACCTTGTTACTTGTAAAGTATTTACTTGACACACAGTTAAGGGGTACTTTGATCAGTTCATCTGTGTAAGCTGCCTTGACGTAAGGTGGTGTCTCAAAGCCAAGGTGAACTGTGTTCATGTGTTCACGCTCTGTACCAAAAGGTTCTATGATGTTACTCTGTGCCATCTCTATGTACTCGTCTGTATACCCTGTATATTCAAAGGTCTTGTCAAAGACTTGTTGCATATACAGAGCACCTCTACGCCAGTGTCTTGCATAGTAGTACGGATGGTTTGTTGCAGACACTTTCCATGTAAACCATGTACGTTCATGTCCGGGGAAGAAGTCAGGTGTTCGAGGTACAACTACAGCTTTAAGCTGAGGATACTCTCTAAAAACAAAGTACCTCTTCTTAGGTGCACGGGACACACGCTTAGTCACACCAAAGCAGTCACGTGTTACTTGTGTCAAAGGTCTGCTGTACGTCTTCTCTTCAACAGTGATGACTGCAAAGTCTTTAAGGTCGATACCTCCTCTGTTCTTTAAACCATTAGACAAACACCAGATCATGACGTTAACCATTCTGCTTACTTCACTTTCTGGCAGGTAGTTAAAGAAGATGTTCAAGTCATTAACAAGGTCACCCTTTGTGTACAGACCTCTATCCCACTGTCCTTCTACTTCACACTCTGACAAACCTACCTGACACCTACAGTTAGGAATCTTATAAGGTTCAGGTGTGTCTTCATTCAGTATAGGATTCCTCCGCCACTTTAATTTCCTACGGTCTTTTTCTAGCAGTATCGACATTTTATTTCACTTTTTATATATTTTTTTACTATAACCCCTTGACAAAATATGTATAGTTATTATACTATATAATAGGTTATAGTATACATAAATACTATAATCATTAATTTAGCTCTTGTCAAGAGGCAAATAAAGAAAAAGTTATGGATAGTCAAATTTTACTAGGGATCGTTAACGGTCTGTCAAGCTTAGTAAAAGACGCTGACTATATATCACTTGCGATGCTGGGAGGAACTGCATTCATTATCTATGAATGTGCAACTTTGTCTACTTACCTTAAGCGTGTAGCTACCCGTAAGACGAAAAAGTTTGCAAAGGATTTTCCATCACTCATTGATATGAACAGTCGTGTTCTTACCAAGCTTAGACATGCTAAGTCTGAATTAAATGCAGATAGAGTTGCAGTTGTTCAGTTTCATAACGGGTGTCAGAACCTGTCTGGTAGTGACTTTGCAAAGATGTCCTGCACACACGAAGCTGTTCGTCCCGGACTTAAACCGGCACAAGCTGATTTCTTAAACCTGCCTGTGTCTGCTTTCTCATATCTTACTAACGCTGCTTTTGGTATAGAGCCTAAAGTAATCATGAACATTGAACGTCTGCGTAAGTTTGATATGTCTACATATACACTGTTGAAGTCACACAAAGCTGTGTCCTTTGCTCTTGCTCCTCTTGTGTCTGATGACCAAGATGTCTTTGGTTTTATTATCGTAGAGTTCTGTAAGATCCGTGAAGACATTACTTCTGGTGACTTCCAATTCCTTTTAAAGACATATGCAGAGAAGATAGCTACCCTGCTTGACCGCTCTGACTTAGGTGACCTTGATGAAGAAAGACTCTTTAAAGCCCCTTCTGAAGAAGCCTAGTCCTTCTGTAGTTGTTCCTGACGGTAAGGGATGTACCAAGGGAGACGAACTTCTTCGTCGTCTTCGCTTTGAATTTGGGTACGATCCTATCAAGGAACTTGTGCATTTGGCTAGGTCTGCTAAGACCAACAGTACAGAGAAGATTAAGATCGCCTCTGAACTGCTGAGCTACTACCAGCCGAAGATGAAAGCTATGGATTTCAATCCGAATGCTGGTGAAGTTATTAACGTTAACATCTCTTTCCCTGATGAAGAGACTGCTCCTGCGGGACTCAAGGATCTGGCGAAAGAAACTGCGTAAGGACTGTTATGGATATTGATTATCAAGTCCTGCCCACATTTGCAAAGATTCATCGTGACCCGAATCCTTTTCTGTTTGTGATGGGGCCAGTAGGATCTGGCAAGTCCTCTGGTTGTATCTTTCAAGCGTTCTTTAATGCTATGCGTCAGAAACCAGACGAACATGGAGTCAGGCACAGCAGACACCTTGTTGTCCGCGCAACGTACCCGGCCCTAAAGTCAACCACCATTAAAACGTGGTTGTCATGGTTTAAAGATAAAATCACTATTACTTATTCTACCCCCATCATCGGCAGGATTAAGTATCCTTTAGCTGATGGTACGACCGTTGATATGGAAGTCGTGTTCATTGCTGTCGATGATGATAGATCTGCTGAAAAGCTTCGTTCGTTGGAAGTGACCTCTGCTCATTTGAACGAAGCATCTGAACTTACAGAAGGTACCTTTCAGCTTATCAAGACACGTTTTAAACGTTATCCTGCTAAGAAAGATGGCGGCCCAGTCAGACCATTCATTATACTTGACTACAACGCCGTAAGTACTGAGCACTGGTTATATCGCCTTGCAGAGGAAGACAAACCAGAAGGACATAGTTTCTATCGTCAACCTCCAGCTATGCTTAAGGTAGACGGGAAGTATGTTCTTAATCCTGAAGCAGAGAACCTTGCTAACCTTGATGAAGGTTACTATGAAACCATGTGTATGGGTGCAGACGAAGACTTTATCAACGTCAACGTGCTTAACAACTATGGTGAAGTAAAACGAGGTAAACCTGTTTATAAGGATTACAGTGATCTTGAGCACCATGTTGATGAAGAGATGGTTCCTCTTCGTGGTGTGCCTGTTGTAATTGGGATGGATCAAGGGTTGACTCCTTCTGCTGCTTTCACACAGCAAGCCCCTGATGGTACAGTTATTGTGTTTGATGAGATCTGCACAGACAACTGTTCTCTCAAAGAGTTCTGTGAAGAACATCTTTGGCCTAAGATCACATCTAAGTATCCTTGGATTGTAAATAACTTTAGAGTTGTGTGTGACCCTGCTACTTCACAGCGGTCAATGAACGATGCTAAGTCTGGTATGGAGATACTGAAAGAATGTAATCTTCCTGCTAAGCTAGCTAAGACAAACAACTGGACTCCTCGATTTGAAGCCGTTGCACAGTTCCTTCGGTTAAAGGGCAGATTCAAGCTTGGGCCTCAATGTATAGCCTTAAGAAAAGGCTTCGTATCAGAATATAAATATGCTGAATCTAAAACTGTTAACGGTGTTCTCTACAAAGCATCTCCTGTCAAGAACGAGTTCTCTCACGTTCATGACGCCTTGCAGTACGCAATGATGGAGTATGTGCATAAGCGGGAGAAGAAGTTTTTGTTTAACACACAACGTAAATATCGTGCTGCTAGCCAGATTGGAGGCTACTAAAAATCATGACTGAAAAAGATTTTTTCGGTTCTGGAACTGTAATCGACTCTGCCGAAGACAAAGATGTACAGGACTTTCTCTCGGAAGTTTCTGACAAGATGCAGGTAGATGAAGATTCCGGTGCAGAAGATACCGAAGGTGCGCCTGAAACGCCCCAAGGTCTGGCTGCATTTGTTCGTGAAGCATTTGATCGATCGGACAGTGCACGTAAGACTATTGAAGAGAAGTGGTTGAACGCCCTTCGTCAGTACAAAGGTATCTACTCTCCTGAAGTTCTTGAACGTATGGACCCTCTTCGTAGTAAAGCTTTTGTTCGTATGACGAGAACTAAGGTCAAGACTGTTGACAGTCGTCTGTCTGACCTGCTGTTCCCTGCGAACGGAGAGAAGAACTGGGGCATTGAGCCTACGCCACTGCCGCAGTTCAGCAAGAAGAAAGAAGCTGCTATCCTTGAAGTTGTTTCTCAGGATCAAGGTAAGCAGATTAGCCCTGAAGAACTCTATGTTCTTATGCAGGATGAAGCTAAGAATCAAGCTGGAAAGATGTCTAAGGTTATCGAAGACCAGCTTGCTGAGTTGAAGTACCGTGAGATTATGCGTGATGTCATGCATTCTGGTAATCTGTATGGTACTGGTATCCTTAAAGGGCCTCTTGTTTCTATCTCTGAAAACCGTCAGTACTATAAGAAGGAAAAGAATGGAGACAAAGAGAAGTGGATACTCTGTGATTATGACTCCATCACACCCTTCATCGAGAACGTCCGCATATGGGATATCTACCCGGACATGGAAGCTACTTGTCCCTCCGAATGTAGATACATCATTCAGCGACGGAAGATGGATAAGCACGATGTCATCGGTCTCGGAAAGAGATCAGACTTCAATGGAGATTTAATCTCTACGTATGTTGCTGAGAATCCTGAAGGTGATTATCAGAAGAAAGACTTTGAGAACCAACTTACCTCTATGGGTGATGTAATCGATAGCGGTGTTGCTGATGCTGCTCACTCTAAGAAGTATGAAGTGTTTGAGTTCTGGGGTTTTGTGGATGCTGATGATCTGAATCAGGTGGGTGTTGAGATTCCTGAACGTATGCAAGGTCAGGTAGAACTGGCTGCAAACATTTGGGTACTTGGTGACCACGTTATTAAAGCGTCTCTCATGCCTATGGAAGGCGTTAAGTGGCCTTACTTCTTTTACTATTATGACAAAGACGAAACCTCTATCTTTGGTGAAGGTATTCCGTCTATCATGTCTGATGTTCAGGAGTTGATCAACAGTGCGTTCAGAGCTATGCTGGACAACGCTGCTATCTCTGCTGGCCCTCAGATTGAAGTAAACCTTGACCTTATGTCGGAAGACGAAGATCCTCGTGATGTCTATCCGTTTAAGGTATGGATGCGTACAGGTGAAGGAGCTGATGCTGCTAACCCTGCTATCCGTGTCTTCCAGCTTCCCAGTTATACTACTGAATTTGAACGGATGATTGAACTCTTCCGCAGCTATGGGGATGAAGTTACTTCTATTCCTCGTCAGATGTGGGGAGAACCTTCTGGTGCTGCTGGTCGTACTGCTTCTGGCCTGTCTATGTTGATGGGTTCTGCAAACATTACGATCAAGGACCAAGTCAAGAACTTTGACGATGGCATCACTAAACCGTTCATCTCTGCTATGTATCACTGGAACATGAAGTTCAATAGTGACTCTGATATCAAGGGTGACTATGCTGTTCAAGCTCGTGGTACTTCATCTCTTATCGCTAAGGAAATCAGAGCACAGAGTCTGATTAACTTTGCACAGATCACTAACAATCAGGTTGATCTTGGTACTGTTAAGCGTCCGAACATTATCCGTTCGATTGCTGATGCCCTTGATCTTTCTGATGATAACTTGGTGTACTCTGATAAGGAGATTGAAGTTCAGAAGCAGCAAGAACAGAAGCAAGCTCAGGAAGAACGTCAGTGGATGACCGACATGGTTGAGACTGCACGGTCTGAAGGTGTTAGCCCTGCGGCTTTGATTGACAGTTTGAGACAGCTTCGTGAAGATATGTCTCTGATTAGTCAGCCTGAACAAGCGTATCCTCAGAGTTAATATGATTGATACACCACTTAACGGTAGGCGTGTGAGCTTGGAGAAAGCCTTCAGGCTCACGGCCAATGCCGACTTACAAAAGAATATAGTTGCTTACCTGAAGGTTCTTAGGAGCCAGCGGTACAGTAAGTTACTAAGTCCTGATAATACAGACAACGTAGACCGACTTATCGGTGAACTACGTATGGTACAAAAGCTCTTAGATGTACTGGAACTTGGGAGCGAGCCCCTCTCGGACAACTTGCTCATGAGCCAAGCCAGTTAGGACTTAGGGTATTAACCCTCCCTAACTTAGTTATAAGAATATGAACGATCAGAACAACAAAGATTTCAATGAAGCCTTCGACGAACTTGCGAAGTCTTACGAAGATCCCTCTAAGGTAGAGCCCTCGTTTGATGATTTCATGAGTGAGCCTGAAGATCCTTCCGAAGAAGAAAACGTCGTGAGCCAGAATGATGACGATGAAGTTCAGCCTGCAGAAGAGCTGGAACAGGAGCAGGAACAAGAAGCCCCTGCCCAGAATGAACAGCAGACTACTGAGCTTCCTCTGAATTATAAAGAGCTTTATGAAAAGGCAAAGCGTGACGCTGAAGCACAGAATACTCTGTGGGCTAGCAGACTCGCAGATCTGTCACATAAGTATCAGGAGCTCAAAGACACGAAGAACGTGCCTGAACAGAAGAAGGAAGAGTCAGACGAACTTCCGGACAATGTGAAGGAACTCTTTGAGATTCATCCTGAGATTGCCAATGCAGTGAAAGCGCTTGTTGATACCAAGGTGTCTGCTGTTAAGAAGAACGTTGAAACTGAGCTTAAGACTCGGGTTGAACCTATTCAGCAGCAGATCTTCCAGTCCGAAGCGGATAAACATTTCAGTGCTATCCGTGCTGCCCACCCCGACATCAATGCGATTATGGACAGTGGTGATCTCTTTACTTGGATTAACTCTCTGCCTCCTGTGATGCAGAACGGTGCTAAGTATGTGTATCAGTACGGTACGGCACAGGAAGTTATTTCTCTTCTGGACGACTACAAGTCTGCTCGTGGCGTTAACAAGCCACAGATGACTAGGGCTTCTTCTACTCAGGTGCAGGCAAACCCTGCTGCTGAGACTGAAGACATTGTTAAACAAGTGCTCGCTGCTATGGCAGTTCGTACTGGCAAGGAACCTATTGATATCAGCAATAAGCCCAAAGCCAAACCTCGTGAGAAGTCTTTTGATGACTTTGCCCGTGAGTATGAACGTAGCAGACGGACGCGCTAAACTCGTTTTTGAAACTAGGAATTATATCTAATGGCTACTCCGAATACTATCATGCACACTGGTGCTACCAGCTCTTCTACTAACGGTACTCTCAGCACGATGGCTAATGTCTATGTCGTTGCTAAGATGCTCATCCGTGCTCTTCCCTACCTCGTGTTTGAAAAGTTTGGTCAGGCTTATCCCCTGCCGACCAAGAGCACGAAGACCGCTAAGTTCCGTCGCTTCGAATCTCTTGATGCCACGCCGAATGAACTGACTGAAGGCGTTACGCCTACTGCTCAGACCTTCTCGGTTACCGACATTGAAGCCACTGTGCATCAGTACGGTAACCTCGTGACCATGACCGACGTTCTGCTCGATACCAACGATTCCCCTGTTATGGAACAGGTCACGCAGATCGTGGGTGAACAGGCTGCGGAAACTGTTGAAAACATGCGTATCGGTGTTCTGCTCGGCGGTTCCAACGTTGAGTATGCGAACGGCGAAGCTCGTAGTGACGTGAACACGCCCATCACTCTGCCTCTGCAGCGTCGCATTACGCGTAAGCTGAAGAACCAGAAGGCTCGCTTCCTGACCGATAGCATTAAGTCCACGCCTCGCTTCTACACTGAATCCATCTCCCCCTGCTTCGTGGCTGTCTGCCATCCCGACTGTGAAGCTGACATCCGTTCGATGCCTCACTTCCAAGACGTGAAGGACTACGGCAACACGTCTCCGTGGGAAAATGAAATCGGTGCTGTGGAAGGCGTGCGTTACCTCTTCACCACTCTGATGAAGAGCTGGCCGGATGCTGGTGGTACTAAGACGAACGCTGCTGGTGACACGATGGTTTCGACCACCGGTACCAAGGCTGACGTTTATCCCATCCTCTTCCTTGCGAAGGATGCCTATGGTCTGGTGCCCCTGAAGGGTGCTGAGTCCCTGACTCCGGTGATCATCAATCCTTCTCACACTGAATCTGACCCGCTCGCTCAGCGTGCCCACGTTGCTTGGAAGACCATGCAGACCTGCGTGATTCTCAATCAGGCTTGGATGGTTCGCGCTGAAGTCGCTTGTACCGACTACTAAGCCTTGACCATACGGGGAGAACAACTACTCTTGGGGTTCTCCCCTTTCTAGTATCTAGCTCTGCTACACCTAGCTCTACAAACTAAATTTTAAGGTATAATCTTTATGGCTAACACTCCTGTTTTTACTGACACCGATCTCAACTCTGCTTCTGATATGCAGATTCGGGATATGCTTTTTGAACGTGGTCTTCACATTCCGCTGACGGAAGATAACAAGCTCATCCGTAAGCACGCTGTGCGTCTGTTGATGGACTGGAGACAGGACCATGCTAGTATGAACACGAACGCACGTAAGTGCCGGGTTATCTTTCATACGTCTTCTAATCCTTCTGCTGGCCCTTACGTGTATGCTTCTGTGAACAGCAAGAATTTCCAAGCTCCCTACGGTAAGGAAGTGATTGTTCCTGAGTATATGCTTCGTGAATGCATTGACCGTGCGTACACTACGTCTTATCAGACGCAACAGGATGAGTTCGGTCGGCAGTCTTCTGTTGAAGTTCACATTCCTACGTATCCTTATACGTTCCTTGGTTATGTTGAGGAACAGGTTGACGGAACGGAAGAAGTGGTTCCCACTCCTGAACAGGTTGGTAAGATGGAAGCTGATGCTCTTGACATCAAGCTGACGATGCCTGTGAAGCGTGGCCCCGGTCGTCCGCGTAAGAATAGTTAGTCTAACATTTTGCTTACTTGAGGGTAATAATGAAAGTCTCTGATATCATCAATAGAGTAACTCTTCTGTATAATGATATGGACTATGCTCGACTCTCAAAGCACCAGTATCTTGAGTTTCTTGACGATGCTATTAATAAGCTGATCATGATGCGTCCTGACGTATGGGTTAAAACTGACATAGTTAAGTTGAACCCCGGTATTCGTCAGACTATTCCTGATGATGCTTATGCTCTCATTGACATCTACTGTAACGCTACAAAGGAAGAAGACAACACCTTTACGTTCGGTGAACCTGTGTTTCAGGTAGAACGTAGAGATCTTGATTACTTCTCTGACTGGAGACGAACTACTCCTTCTGATGTTGTCTACGAGTTTGTATACGATCGTAAGACACCTCGGCAGTTTCTTGTTAACCCTCCGGTAGCAAAAGACAAAGATGTCTATGTAGAGATGGCGTACTCTGCACCATATACGTCTTTTGCAGACATGGACGTTGATGTTGCTATGCAGCAAGACTTGCAGCTCATGGGCAACTATCGTGGTCCTATTGTAGACTATATGCTGTACCTTGCGTACAGTACTGATAGTACTTCTGCAAACGACAGGCAGATTGCACAACAGTGCGTTCAGTCTTTTTATCAGTCTTTGGGTCAGGAGTATAATGCTTCTGTAATTGCTATGCCAAAGATTGATGAGCTACCTACGAATCTTGGGGAGGCACAGCCCAGCAATGATTGATCATTTTAATAGTGCTGTTTGGGAAGACTTCTTTAAGTACGTGCGTCCTGATGTGCATGGTTGTCCTGTGGCTATGGTGAAAGAAGCTCTGCGAAACGCATGTATTGAGTTTTGTGAGAAGTCTCTTATTTGGCAGCAAGAGATTTATTGTGGAGATCTTGTTAAGGATGAACCTAAGTATGGTATCAATATCGTAGACAAAGATGCTACGATTGTGATGCCTGTCACTGTTACTATCCGTGACACTGTTGAAGGACAACTTCGTCAGTTTCAAGTAGAGAAAACAAATAGGCAAGATCTTGACTCGTACTCTCCTGATTGGCGTCTGCGTAAGGATAAGTATCCTAAGTACTTCTATATGGAAAGTCCTAATGTGATGCACCTTGTAGGTGTACCTATGGAAGATATTCCAGAAGCTTTGCATATGCTTGCTGCTGTGAAGCCTACACGAGAAGCCGATGAGATTCCTAAGTTCCTGTATACGGACTGGGCTGAGACTATTGCTTCCGGTGCACTTGCTTATTTGCACAGTCTGTCCGGTAGCGTTTGGTCTAAGCCTAACCTTGTGAACTACTACATTCGCAAGTTCCGTGCTGGTATCTCTCGTGCTAAGTCTAAGGCTTACAAGTCTTGGGTTGCTCAGTCGAAGACGATGCTCCCTCTTAAACATAAAATTTTCTAAAAGGAAATAACATGTCTGGTTTTAGTACTTACCTTGACAACAAGATTCTTGGCCACGTGTTTAACGGCACAGCCTATGCTACTCCGGCTAAGTACTGGGCTCTGTTCACGTCTGCTAAGGGTTTGACGGACAATAGCTCTGCTAAGGATGAAGTTACTGGTGAGGGTTACGCTCGTGTCAAAGCTGAGAACAGTGCTTTTACGACGCCTTCTGCTAGTGTGGTAAAGAATGCGAATGCTATTGAGTTCCCGGTTGCTATATCTAACTGGGGTCGTGTAACACACGTTGCTATCATGGATGCGGCTACGGACGGTAATGTTCTGGCTTGGGGTGTTATTCGCAACCCTTCAACGCTTGACGAACGTCCGCGTGATGTAGACGCTGGTGACCAGTTCATCATCCGTGCTCAGACTTCGAGCATTCGTATTACTGACAGCACCACTGTGTAAAAGTTATCTAAGGTAGGTAGACAATGACACTCTTGAATCCTGTTAATGGGATGCTTGTCAACACTACCTTGATAAACGCAGGCACCCTTCAGCTTGGTGCTGTTAATGCAGATGTTATTGTCGATCTGCTTACACAAGGTAATGTCATTACGACAACTGATGTAACTGTTAAAGCAGTTGCAGAATTTCTAGCTGACTCGACTGTTCGTCTTCAGTCTCACGAAGTACCTATGTGGGCTGAAGCTAGCATGACTAACAGAGATATAAGAGAGATTATTCCTATCACAGATGTAGGAACTAATATTGTATCTCGCGTTACCATGTATAAGCTTCCTTTTGACATTATTATCAGGGGTGTGTTGATAGAAGCAGCCACAGACATGGAGGCTAAGCAAACTGTAGGTAGGATAGGTGTTACTTCCATAGAAGCGGTTACGCACATGGATGATACTGAAGCTGACATTCTACAGCGTGCATGGTTCTGTGAAGCTGGGACGGACGTAGTTGTTCCTGTGGTAATTGGTCGGCTCGGTGCTGTTGAGATCGAAGCTGTAGCAGAGTCTAAACCTTGGGCTAATGTTATCTCTGAGAACGCAGCAAGCATAGAAGCTAACCCTGAATGGCCTGTAGTAGATGTCACAATCAAGGTCGGTGATGCTATCAAGCTTGACGATTGTAATTGTGACTGCCCTGTGTATGGGCCTAATCTTACTTTCCCTCCAGAAGGATGTGACATAAATGGCAATTCAATTTGCAAACAATGCGGCGACGACACTCTTTAGCTCAGTGCTCATGTCTGACACGCAGATCATCGTTTCTCCGGGAGGAGGTGCTTTGTTCCCAGCAGCTGGGGGTAGTAACTATTTCATGGTGACAGTGGTTGATATTGCAACCGGTCTTCTTGAGATCATGAAAGTTACTAACCGTAGTGGTGATACTTTTACTGTGGTTCGTGCACAGGAAAACACTACTGCCAGAGCTTTTCCTGCTGGAAGTCCAGTAGAACTCCGTCTTACTGCTCAGTCTATTCTTGATGCTGTTGACATAAAGATTCCTCGTGGCATCATATCAATGTGGGCTGGTGGTGTTGATGACATTCCTTCTGGATGGCATCTTTGTGACGGTACTAACGGTACTCCTGACCTGCGCGATCGTTTTATCGTGGCCGCAGGTAACTCCTATTCCTCCGGACACATAGGTGGTTCCCTCACGTACACCCCTACCATTACTGTGAATGGTTCTGGTACTGGTGTGCAAGTTGGCTACCATACTTTGACCATTGCTGAAATGCCTTCGCATAATCATCGTATTGGTAATATGCATCTGCAAGGTTACCCAGACAACCGGGATTGGCCGGGAGAAACCTTTATTGTAGATGGTGAACTTTGGACTGACGCTACTGGTGGTAGCCAAGGACATAATCACCCGATAGTAGACTATGGACATGTACATAGTGCCTATGCTTCTGCTATTGATTCTCGTCCCCCTTACTACGCACTTGCGTTTATCATGAAGCTGTAGGAGTAACATATGGCTATTCTCTTTAAAAACAATGCTGCTTCTACTCTTACCTATAAAATGACAAACGCACAAGAAGTACTGTATGTAGCAGATGCTTCTGTGTTTCCTGTTATTGCAGATGGTTCAGGTGATGTGTTTAAGCTTACTCTTGTCGGTGAAGATACTTTGGAGATTGTAGAGGCTTACGCAGCATACAACCCAGAAGGTAGACAAGGCTTTAGGATTAGACGTGCACAGGAAGGCACCACTGCACAGGCGTGGCCTGCGGGCACTCGTGTAGAACTGCGTATCACTGCCGATGCTCTTAATTCTTTTGTACCAACAGCAGTGCAGATTGCCAAGGACTACGTAGATGCAACTGGTGTTGCTTCTACTACGAACGTTGGTTTTGCTGGTGTAGACGGAAAGACCACGAAGGCTGACGCTGAAGGTGTGATCACTGCAAAGGACGTGGCGATCGGGGGTAACCTTGCGGACTTGGCGACCGCACGAGGACAGCTTGGTCCAGCAAAAGAGCTTGGCAACGGTGTAGACTACAATACAGTTACTGAAGCAGGTTTTTACTTGATCAACGCATCAGACAGCGTAAACGGACCTCTTAAGGGGAGCGCTATCTTCTTGCATGTTTTCTACAGTAACAAAGGCGCACTAACAAAGAATCTGTATCAGATAGCCTATGCCTATTCATCAGCAAGAGAACGTATGTTCATCAGGCAGTATCGCAAAGGGAGTAATGACTGGTCTTCTTGGTCAGAGATATTATCGTCTGCAAGCATAGGTGATGGTATTCGTATTAACAATGGCATTATCTCTGTACCTGAGTATGAAGGTGCTACAGCATCTACTGCTGGAACGTCAGGTCTTGTTCCACCTGCAACTGCTGGTGAACAGGAAAACTTCCTGACCGGTGGTGGTGATTATAAGCCTGCCCTATCGACGAAGGGTGGCGTCTTGACAGGCAGTATACAAATCAATGACACTGCAAACGTGATTGGTACAGCACCTGCTGAGAATGCTGAGCGTGGCATATTCATTGCCGACAAGAATGGTGCAATCATGGGTGGGTTTGACAACGTCCAGCGTGCTTCTGATAATGTGAAGTGGACGCAGATGTTTGCAAAAACCAACAATGGATATATTACATCTCTCGCTGCAGTGGCCCATGAAGACGGCACAGGCGAAATTGTGACATACCATCCTATCCAAATCAGTGGTGTACAGTTAAATCAAACTATTGATGGCAAAAACAGAGTATTCATACTTAGTGGGGATCGCACTAATCAAGGCTATACATTCCGTTTTTCTCCTGATACTGGGGAAGTGTATATGGATGGCCGGGCAATACATGCGAAAGCTGATACAGCTGGGTACGCAGATACAGCTGGAAGTGCTCCTGCAAATGGTGGTCGGGCATGGGAAGCGAACCGCTTGCTCAGGGCAGATGGCGGTGCAACAGTATGGTACTGGCATGGTCAAGGCGGTCAACCACAATGGTTGTGGGGAGGTAATGACGGTGAAAACATGTACGTCTACAACCCCTCCAACTTCAGTGTAAACTATGCAAACTCAGCAAACTATGCCACTACTGCAGGCAGTGCCAACAATGCCTCCACCGCATGGCAAACGGCTATAGTGCCTAATGTTACCTTTGTTGGGCGTGGTGGCACTATGCCAGCTGGAGGTTCTTGGCTTTACATCTATATGCCTTATGACAGGCACTTTCTGACGAGCATGGTGCTGGCTGGTGGTGCTGGTGCCCCGAACAATGACGGCGGCATCGCTATAAAGGTTGGTTAAGGAGAAGGGAGAAACATGTCTGAGTATGAGAATATAATCCACCGTGTGGCTGATGATTCATACGTCATCACAAAGAACGGTATGCCTTACCATGTCTGTTCTAACGTCAAAGAGTACGAGGAAGAGTGGAAAGCTGTGTCTGCCTATGCCAAGATGCACCCCGAGTGTGTAACTACAGAGCAGCCTTACATCCCCCCAGTACCAACACTTGAGGAAGCAAAGGCTGCTAAGCTCGCAGAAATCAACAGGGCTGCTGACAAGGCTATAGCCACACTCACGACAACTTACCCTGATCGTGAGATCAGCACGTTCGATAAGCAGGAAGCTGAGGCTCGTGCCTATTCTGCTGATCCTACGGCTCCAACACCGCTTCTTTCGGCACTGGCTAAAGCTCGTGGCCTTTCTATGGACGATCTCGTAAAGCGGGTACTTATTAAGGCTGACACCTTTGCTGCAGCTTCTGGCTACATCATCGGCCAACGGCAGGCACTGGAAGATAGACTCGATGCCTGTAAGACGTTGGAAGAGGTACGAAGCATCTTTGCTATTATCATCATGCCGGATGGTGTAGAAGCATGACCTATGGAAAGCGAACCTTGATCGCTATTGATCAGCTCTTCAATGCAATCCTCGGTGGCTGGCCGGACGAAACCTTGTCCTCACGCTGCTATCGTTGGTCGCGGGATGGGGTAAGGACGTGGCCCTGCAAGTTCGTAGACTGGCTGTTCTTCTGGCAGAAGGCACACTGCAAGAGCAGCTACGAAAGCGAGAAGGAAGGGAGACAGTTACCTCCGGAGTTGCGTCCACTTAGTGCAGAACCTGCTGGTCAATAACACTGTGTAGAGGACATTATGAAACTAACATTCCAACAGTTTAGCGGGGTTGCTCCTCGTATAGCTCCACGGCTTTTACCCGCTACTCTTGCACAGGAAGCTCTCGACGTTAAGCTGTGGAGTGGAGAGCTTCGACCTCATTATGCTGATGAGATTCTTCAGTACATCCCCAGTAATGTTCAAACTATTTACAGATACAAGTGGAAGAACAAGACCTATCGTTGGTTGATGTGGAATAAAGACACTCATGTAGTTAAAAGTCCTATGTATGACGATGAGAACAATCGCATTTACTTTACGAATAGCGGTGGTTTCTTTGTAACAGATAGTTCTCTTTTGAAAGATCAAGACTATAACACAGGTTATATTCCCGAAGGGTCTTGGTATCGTACAGCCATCCCTCAACCGGGACAGTCTGATATCTGGATATCTGGTGGTACAGGTTCTGGTGACATCGAGTCTAGGTCGTATGTCTATTGTTACGTTAGGCAGTGGCCTGATGGTACTATAGACATAGGTAAATCTAGTGGCCCTCTAAAGAATAGCTCTGACAGGTCACGTTATACTGTCGATGTTCGTCCCGGTCAAGTTGTAGATATGTCTATTGTTGATCCGCTATTATACGCTGACGGGGCTCACGTAGGCATCAACAAGGTCTATATTTACCGGTCTGAGGTTACTTCTGCTGGTCAAGCGGTGTACAGTTATGTTGACCAGTTTGACGTTAATACAAACAGGGCTACAAATAATCCTAACGCTGTTTGGATAGATGAAGGTACTTACTACAAGTATTCTGACTCTAAACCAAACACTTCTTTAGGTGAGGCTTGTCCTTCTCTTTATTGGGATCCCCCAGTAGGTGGGCTCAAAGGTCTTGTCTCTTTGCAGAACGGTTTGTTTGCAGCTTACAAAGATTCTACTGTATACGTGTCCGACTGGAATGCTCCACATGCATGGCCATATGAACACAAAGTAACAATTGACTATCCTATTGTAGGTCTTGGTTCTTTCGGTAATACGATTGTTGTCTGCACTGAAGCAGCTCCTGTACTGATCGTTGTGCAAGACCCGACGAATCCTACAGTTAAGGCTGTTCAAGAGAACTGTCCTTGCGTATCTGCTGACTCTATCGTGAACACACGTAATGGTGTTATCTTTGCTAGTCAGAATGGCTTGGTGTTGATTAATAGTACGAGTCCTACCTGCATTACAGAGAAGCTCATTACTCAGGACGAATGGTTGCCTTTGCATCCTGAATCACTGAAAGGTGCTTTTCTAAACAATACTTATTATGGTTTCTTTACTAATCCTACAGACAAAGCAGCAGGTCTTATCTTCGACTTAGATAGCTATACATATAGCACAGTGTACAACAGTATCGTTTCTTCAGGTTTGGTTTTTACCACACAGCCTGCAAAGGTTATCTACAACGATATTGAACAAACACAGATGTATGTATGTTATCCTCTTGAGGACAGTACACGATATAGCTTATGTTCTTTTGCTTCAGATTCTCGTATAAACAAATCTTTTAGGTGGCGTTCAAAGGTTAACACCAGTGCACAAGGCTTGTTTAATCTGAGTGTGGCGCGTGTAATGCTCACACCTCAGTCATCTATAAAAGAAAGCGAACCTTTCGGGGAAGACAAGTTTAAAAGGTCAAGCTTTGCAGACCGTGCTTTAGGCAGTGAACCAATCAACGGTTGGTGCAGTAAAGCTCATACGCTTGAACTGATGGATAACACTGTGTTCAACTACTATGTCGACGGTGAGCTTAAGTATTCACGAGAAATAAAAGACTCTAAACCTTTCCGTCTTCCTACTGGTTTCAGAGGTGAGACTGTTGAAGTAGAGATTAAGTCGAATGCTTACATACAATCGATTACTCTTGCTTCGAGTATGGGAGAGCTCGTAGAAGGAGAAAGCAAGTAATGGCTACTGCAAAACGAGTACAGCTTTCTGATGTACCTTACACAGAAGATCGAGGTACCTACGAGTATCTTACGTCTGTTAATGCTGCTCTTGCTTCTTTGCAACAGCAGGTGAATGCACTTAACGAACGTGTGGATAAAGAAGGTGTTATCACTGGTAAGTCGGGTAATGCTTGGTACGTAAAGTTGCCTGATGGTGCACTTATCCAAGGTTCGCAGAACCTAATACCTTCAGGAATAGCAGGTATAAACGTATACTGGCCTATAGAGTTTATAGATACAGAGTATACTGTAGTCTCTGATGTTACGGGCAACGCTGCGGGTGCTGTAGTTTCTGCTTGGGTTTGGTCTAGGGCTAAAACCTATGCTCACGTAGGTGTACGAGAACTTGGTGGCGTTAACCCTACATCAAACTACATAGTTATGTGCGTAGCTATCGGGAGGTGGAAGTAAATGTACAACTACGGATACTTCCCTACGTACACTACAATGTTGCCTCTCTACCAAACGATGATAGGTAGCTATGGTTTAGGTGGTATTGGCACCCAGAAGAGTACGTCTAGTCGTAACAAATGGTACGACATGCAAGACCGTTTCTCTAGCCAGCAGTCTTCTTCCGATAAGGAGAAGGCTAACAAAGGCACCACTCTAGGTAAAGAGTTTACCGGTGGTGATGGACGAGATGGTTTTGGTGGTGGTACTGCGGGTGGTTCTTCTAGCAAAGGCAATGATGCTGGCTCCCCTAACAAGGGGCATGGCTTCACTGACCAGCAAGCTATGGACGCTGCTATTAGTGGCCTTAGCACGATGGGTATAGACGCTGCTACTAAGACTGGTATGGCTCTCGCCTTGGACGCACCTGTTAATGTTGCTATGAACTTCGGCTTGTCTGGTCTGCCTAGTGGTCTTGCCAATACTGTTGGTCAGGTAGCCGCTAAGTCCTTTGGCATGACGACAGGCACAGTACCGGGAGCTGTGGTTGGTAGTATGCTTGGTTCCCTTGCTGGGCCTATTGGAGGACTGCTTGGTGGGCTTATAGGCCCTACGATCGGTGGCTTGGTTGCTGACGCCCTTAACATGCGTGATGAAGAAGTTACGCGTGACGCCCTTGAAGATGCCATTGGTCCGATTACTGGCCGTCAGATTGGTGCAGCTTACGCTAACAACATTGCTACACATAACATGGACATGGCTACAATCAACGACATGTCTCTTGCTCAGGCTATCAATGATGCTATTGCTGGTTCTAAGTCTTTGAGTCCTAACGCTGTAGCTAATGCAACCGCTGCTGTAAACAACTCTATCGGTATGGCTAATCCTACTTCTTCTTGGGGTAGAGATATGGTCGGCCCTGTTGCTTCTGCTTATGCTGGTGCTATGGCTAGCCTTGGCGATCTTGGTATGGATACTGGTTCCTTTGGTGGAGACAGCAAGGGAGGCTTTGCAAGTACTGGTTCCTTTGGTGGTATTGGTACTGACCAAGGTGGTTTTGGCACAGGTGTTGGTGGTGCCATAGGCGGTGGTGCTATGTCACACGGTGCAACCCAAGGTAACTTTGGTGGTATTGGTGGCTTTGGTAGTGTAAATGATTCTGGTCTTTCTGGTATTGGCGGTGTAAGTTCTAGTACTGCTGCTGATACAGCTGC